TGTCCGTCGCCGCCGCCGCCCAAGCCGTGCAGCGCTCGGCGTTCCCCGGCGCCTACACGAAGTGGGAGGCCACCGCGCGAGCGGTCGTGGCGGCGATATCAGGCGGTGCCGCCGGCAAACCCGGGGCCGCCGGGGCCGCCGGGGCCGTGGCGGGCGCCAAGGCAGGGGCGGCGGCCGGAGCCGCGATTGGCGCGGCCTCCGGGTCGGCCAAGATCGGATCTGGTCGCAACGTGGCGCTGGTGGCGCATAACGTGATCGCCTCGAAGCCGCCCGGGTCCATCCGGTACTCGCTGGGTGGGGATGACGCCTACAGCGTCGCCGACCCCAAGGTGCTCGACTGCTCGTCCTTCGTGGACTGGGTGTACTACCACGCCGTCGGTCGCCCGTGGATCTCGCCGCGCAGCACCGCCGCCGCCGAGCAGGGCGCGGCCAAGAAGATCGACGTGGCCACCGCGAAGGCCACCAAGGGGGCGTTGCTGTTCGTCGGCTCTCCCGCCGGCCACGTGGAGGTCTCGCTGGGCAGCGGGATGACCGCCGCCGCGCACACCGACGGCATCCCGCTGGCAAACCAGGTCACCATCAGCGCGGCCGGGGGCAACTTCACCAGCGCCGGCCTGATGCCGGGGGTGGACTACTCCGACGCGGCCACCAACCAGGCCGCCGCCGCCGCGTTGTCCAAGGTGCTGGGCATCCCCACCTCGGTATCGGACCCGAACGAGGCCGGCGCCGGCACCCTGGCCGGTGGTGCCGGGGGCGCGGCGGGAGCGGCGGCCGGGCCGGATGGCAATGCCGCGTTCAACGCCTTCGTCAACGTCTACGTCTGGGGCTTCCAGCCCGGCGACATGTCCGGGGCGGCGTTCGTGGGCCCGGTTGCGCTGATGAACGACGAGCCGATCTTGCCGTGGATCGCCAACCTGATGTCCACGATCATGCGGTCGTGGTGCTCGGCGCCCAACGGGGACTTCATGGCCTGGTTCCCGGACTACTTCGGGCTGTGGGACTCGGCGGCCAAGATGAACATCAAGTCGATCGAGCTACAGGACTTCACCGTCGACTGGTACGACCAGGAGATCGTCACTCACCAGTACGTGGTGGGCGCCCCGGCGGCCATGTTCGACACTCGGACCGCCACCGTGCAGTCGATGGCGGGCAGCGGCTCGTCGCTGGGCTTCCAGCTGGCCACCGACGGCATCGCCACGGTGGACTTCCCGGAGATCTTCAAAGCGATCTTCGGGATCGCCGCCAGCGACCAATTCATCAAGGATTACCTGGACCGGTTCGGCGGTCGCCCGAATGTCATCAATGTTCCCTCGATCAGAACGAGAAGCGGCGCCGAGTTCTTCTACGCGTTGTATCTGTTCATGCAGCGATGGGCCAACCAATTCCGGGCCGAAGTTCCCATGACATTCATGCCGGAGCTGTGGCCAGGAATGCTGCTGGTGCTGCCTGAATACCAGTTCCAGGCCTACATTATGGAAGTCAATCACACCTTCCAGTTCGGTCCCGGCGGTGGCTTCCAGACGAAAGCGAAGATCTGTGCTCCGGCACGTACCACCCAGAAGACCGACATTTTCGGATTGTTGCCGTTGGCCGGCAGCGCCCGACCTCCCGCCGCGCCGACCGGTACCAACGCGATCACGAATACGGCGAAAGCGAAGAACGCCAAATGAGCTACCCGGTCAGCCAGCCCACCTACCCCGGTGGCACGGGGCATGGCATCGCCTACAAGCCGGTCACGGTGGTCAGCGTCAACACCGAGACCCGGATCGCGGTCACCCGCGACTCGTTCGGCAAGTACGACAACGTCCGCTGCGACATCATGCGCGCGAAGGGCAACCTGCCGGCGCCCCGCGAGCAATGGCTGATCGACCGGCAGTACGGCGACTGGGTGTTCGGGGCGATCATCACCGGTGGCACCGAGGGAGTGATCATCCCGCAGGACAACGTCACCGGCTTGAACGAGGCCCAGGCGTCCACCGACGAGCGCATCGTCGGTATCCAGAACGGCACCCTGGGCCAGATTCAGGGCAAGGGCGACATCCTGGTGGGCACCCAGTCCGGCATCGCCACCGCCCAACCAGCTGGCGGTAGCGGGCAGTATCTGTGCGCCGACCCCACCAAGGCGGCCGGGCTGGATTACCGAGAGGGCCTCGCGCTCAGCGCCCCGCTGGACGGGGCCCGCGCGGCCGGTCGCTACGTCGGCAACACCGTCTCCGGGCAGCCGTCCTTCGGGACGTTCCTCGCGGGCGACTGGGTGCGTGATGCCGCCGGCTACGACTGGATCTGTACGTCCGGCGGCACGCCCGGCACCTGGGAGAGCAAGGACTACACCGCCGAGCAGCCGGGCAAGCACATCTGGCGATACACCGGCGGCTCCGTGGCGGCCAATGTCCCCGTGATGGCCACCGGGTTCAACAACCTCACCCACGCCGGCATCGCATTGCGATCCGGGGGGACCTTCTCCTGGCGGAAGACCGGGCGGTGGGCCATCCACGCCATGGTGGAATCCGATTGTCCCGACGCCGGGGTATTCCATTCATTCTTCCAGTTCGGCTCGCCCAACCCGGTGGGGATCGAAAACACCATCTTGCGGGACCGACGCTACCGGCCAGGTAACGGCGCCTTCACCATCACCACGCAGGTGTGGAACGGCCTCACGCCGGGGGCCAACGTGCCCACCCCCGTCACCGGAACCACCGGCTTCCCGGGCGCGGGCGCCATGACCCAATCCTTGAGCTGGGCCGGCTGGATTTATCCACAGGAAGCCTTGGGGGCATTCTCCCTGAATTTCTACTGGGCCTGCCCCAGCCCCACCGCGCCGGTAACGTGTGATTACAGGGTCGGCATGGAATACCTAGGACCGTACTGATGGCCTGTTCATTCTTGACATTCAGCGGTTTAAGAGGTGAAGGGAGGAACTGTGAAGACGATCGCGCTGCGAGACGGTGACTTGGTGCTCGGTCAGGGTGGTTATCTGCTACATACCGGGACCGATCGGATCCGTCAGGATCTGACTCTGGCTTTGATGGAGGAGTACGGCGGCGACCGGTTTCATCCCCGCTACGGCTCGGTGGTCAAGCGGTACATCGGCAACGTGATCACCCCGCACCTCCAGGAGCTGGTTAAGGCCGAAATCAACCGGGTGGTGCAGAACTACATCGTGATCCAGCAGGCCGAGGTGCTGCGCGATTCCCAGGTGGATGTGATCGGCCGGTTCAGGACCTCGGACGTGGTGCGCTCGCTGCTGTCGATCAACGTCGCCACGCAGATGGACCGCATCGACATTCAGCTCGCCCTGGAGACATTGGCCCGGACGACAGTCAAGATCAGCAAGCAGGTGGCCTGATGCCCACTTCAGGGGAGATCGCCAGCCGGATGATGTCCGCGCTCCGGGCTTCGGAGCCGGACCTGGACACCTCGATCGGCACCCCGCTGCGCAAGATCTTGGACGCGGTCTCCGAGGCCATCTCCGAGGCCTACGTCGATGAGCACCTGATCACCTACGCCTACGACATCGACTCCAAGGTGGAGGGTGATCTGGACGACTTCGTGGCGCTGTTCGGCTTCGCCCGGATCCCGGCCCAGCGCGCCCAGGGCGTGATTACCTTCAACCGGCCAGCGGACGACGCGTCCAACCAGACCACCGTGGTCATCCCGCCCGGCACCCAGGTAGCCGCGCTGACCAACCCGCTGGTGTACGCCCAGACCATCGTCTCGGCGTTGATGAACCCGGGCCAGTACTCGGTGGAGGTCCCGGTACAGGCGCTGGTCGCCGGCCCGGACGGCAACGTGGCGGCCGGACTGCTGACCCAGATGGTGCGCCAGGTCGGGTTGGCCAGCTCCATCGTCAACTCCGAACCGATGTCTGGCGGCACCCCGCAGGAGTCCGACGACGAGCTGCGCCAGCGGTTCAAGGCCACCGTGTTCCGGTCCCTGGCTGGCACTCAGGCGATGTATGAGGGGATCTGTCGGGAGGTTCCCCAGGATCCGGCGCTGCCGGACACCAAGGCGATCCACAAGGTCAACGTGCTGGGCTCCTCGAAGCGGTGGCGCGAGCAGGTGCAGATCACCGGCGGCACCGCCGGCTCGATCATCACCGGGGCCGCCTACATCTTCCCCGACAACTGCTTCGTGGGCCCGGACATCGACGGCGGCAGCCTGCTCACCCCCGGGGTGCACTACACCTTCACCCCGAGCAACCCGACCAACCAGGGCGACGCCAGCGCCGTGCTGGCCTCGCTGTCCACCGCCGCCATGCCCGACGGGATCTACGACCTGGACTTCGAGTACGTCCCGCAGTCCAGCCGCAACGACCCGGGCAACACCCGGTTCGGCCAGGGCGGGATCAACAACCGCATCGACGTCTGGTTCGACGGGAAGATCCCGGACATCGCCACCCAGAGCGTGGTGTTCTCCGACGTCAAAAAGTTCAGCGGCACCCTGAACAATATCTACTACAACATGAACTTCCGGCAGGATTCGGATGCCACCCCCAACCCGCCGGTGAATAACATCTTCATTCCCCTGGCATTCGGCCCTCTTCTGGGGGTGCCCGATCAGATGACCATCGGTGGCGTGGTCTACCTGGAGGGGACCGACTACAACATCGTGCACCAATCCAACTGTTTCGGGTATACCGCGACGAGCCTGTACGGGCTGGCTTGGAGCACCACTAAACGACCGGCGAACAATACCGTTTTCTCGATCACCTACAGCTACAACAAGCTCGCCGGGATTGTGCAAGACGCCATCGCACAATGGCGACTCGTCGGCACCGACGCCAAGGCGCATTGCGGCAAGGTCTCTCGGCTGAAGTTCAATCTCGCGGTCATGTATGACCGCCGGTACGACTCGGTCGCCGTGAGCACCGAGATCAACCAGGCCTTGTCGCTATTCCTGAGTAATCTGGGGTTTGAGGCCGCGCTTCAGGTATCCGATGTTCTCCAAACCGTGCACA